TCCACCAGAAGACTGACGTAGTCAGCCTGGGACATTGAGTTGATGATTGTAGCCGCGATTTGGTCGCGACGTGCACGTCTCTGACGCATCTTCGCCGGTGAGTTCCTGGCCCAACGAGTGGACATGAGAGCATTATCGGCTAGGAAAAGCGAGAACATGATGGTATCGGGTTTTCGTGGAGTGCCTCCCCGTATCTTTCAGCGTGTGTGTATGTTAGAGCAGCATCAGTGGCGCATACTCCAGAGCCGTCATTGCGACGGATCCGGCGTAGGCCATGGCTGTGTCCGCCGCCGCTTCAAAGCCGCCCGCAGCCAAAACGGCGGCACCGCCACCGGCAACTCCTGCAACCTCCTCAACACCGTGACCAGAGTTGTGGGCAGCGTCCATGATGGAGTGCCACAGCCCGGGAGGGGTGGGGGGGTGGAGAGTACCAGCAGCATGCATCGGGTTGAAGGGCGAAACGCGTACGCGCCACTCAACGGCAATCGTCACGTTGAGCTCAGCTGCGTTAGGGTTAATAATGTACACCGGGTTGAAGCCAGCAAAATTGTTGCCACCAGCCCAGGCGCCTTTGGCGGTACTATCCGCACCGGCTGCGATCACCTCGAAGTCCTGCAGCTCACTCATGTTTGAAGGCACAGCGTTAGTCTGCACGGCGCCCAATGCCAATTTGGCAACGGGAATAGTGCGAGGCTCGCTGTAACTCAAGAGCGAATCAGCTAGGTCCTGACCAGTACGGGAGTCCCCCGAGTCAGGGTTGGAGAGGGTGCCTTTGGTGCGTCCGATGTGTACGATACCCGAAGCGGTCGTCAGTGAGGCAGGTGAAATGACCTGCACTGAAAACGCCGATGGGACACATTCGAAAAATCCGCCAATGTCGACGCCGGGGCTGGGAACCGTCTTGAATTTCCAGCTTGACCCGTTGATCGCGTCAGTGGCTGTCGGCATCGTCACCCCAACATAGTTAGACCAATCGTCCGCATTGGACGGAGTTGATGCTAATTTCTGCGGGGCAAACAGCTGCAAAAAGTCGCTAGTCACGATGTTACGACGCGTAGTAACAGTAAGGTAGGGTCCTGCCGAGACCGGAAGTGGCAGGTGTACCTTGCTGAACGCGTTGAGACCGTGTTTCACGACATGTTGGAGCTTCGCGGCCTGTCCGTTCCCCGGACGAGTGCCATTACGTCTCGTGCGAATTGTTCGAGACGCTCTAGCAACTGGCCGACGCTTGCGAATGCTGTTGCGCACGCCTGTGTTACGCTTGGGTCGTGCGGCGGTTCGGCGGGCTGGCATTGTGGTGTGTGTGTGTGTGGAATGTTGTGTGGAAATGTCAGTATGTGTGTGGCTGAAATTTGCAGGGCCCGCCCGCCCTCCAAGACACTCAGACCCGAGAGGTCCGATTACTCGCGCTTGACAGCATCCCCTACGACAATCAGGGATGGGTCAGCGGCCGTTGCCTCCATGATACGGCATGAGGCAAGGTCTTGTTTGCTTTTGGCTGCATTGAGTGCGACAATCAGACACTCGGTGTCTGTTGTGCCGGCCCAATTTGCATTTGCAGCGCAAATGCGGTCGGTAACCACCTGTACGCATATGTCACGATCACTCGGATCATATGGATAGGGACTAGATGTTTCGAGCTTGTACATCTCGTCGGCGGTCGCCTGTTGCAGGGACGTCTTGAGTCCAAAGATGCGCTTTAGCGCCCTGCAGTATTCCCCCACGACCGGGGTGTGGGCATCGGTTACCAGGTAGCCCTCAACCTTATTTGCTAGCCCGACGGCAACGCTCTTGTTCACGACGACAGGAATTCGAGCGATGGCACGGACTGGTTCGCAGATTGAGGTGAGGGTGTACAAAGGATTCACGTACACACGGGACAGCATCACGACTGGTTTGCCTCTCGCCGTCGGCTCCGCGACTTTGATGATCATGCCCAAGTCGCTGGCCGCGGTTTTCAGATCGAACTTCGCGTTGGCGAGCCCGTCGTCACCGAAGATGACGCCGAC